AACATTTGATTCAAACACAATGACAGTTGGAAGAAATTCTGAAAAGATCAACGGTGCAACTGCTGATCTAACAGTGTCAGTAGAAAGGGCAGCCAATACTTTGGTCTATACAGATGGAACTCAGGGTTGGTTGTTAAAGAATAAATAATCATGGCTACCTATAAAGAAAGCATTGGGACTGCGGTTACCAATGTGGCTGGAGATCCACCTGCTCCTGTAATAGGACAAGTTTGGTATAACTCTAGTACAGGTGCTTTTAGATTAAGAAAAGAAAGTCTTGGTGGTTCTTGGGCCACGGGTAATACTGTTAATGATACTAGATCTTACTTAGCAGGAGCTGGAACTCAAACAGCTGCAGTAATGATGGGAGGAAGATATGGAGCTTCTGGAGCAACAGAAACATATAATGGAACTAATTGGACTACTGTTAACGCTATGAACACTAACAGGTTTTATTTAAGTGGTACGGGAACTCAAACAGCAGCTTTAAGTTCAGGAGGTTTAACTCCTGGTTTTTCAGTGCAAAGTGCAGCAGAAACTTGGAATGGTACAAACTGGACCACTATTAATGGTTTGAATACAGCTAGAAACGGTTTAGGTGGATCTGGAACTACAACAGCTGCTTTATCTTTTGGAGGAAACACTTATCCATCTGGTAATATAGTATCTGTAACAGAATTATGGAATGGAAGTAATTGGACTGAAACTACAGATATGAATTCAGCAAGAGATAAAATAGGTAGTAGTGGAACTCAAACAGCAGCTTTAGCTTATGGTGGTACTACAGGTCCTCCCGTATCTGCATTAACTGAATCTTGGAATGGATCATCTTGGACTGAAGTTAATGACTTAAGCACTGCAAAAAAAAATTTTGGTAGTTTTGGTACAACTAATACAATTGCAATAGCGGCTGGTGGAGAAACACCTCCTCCTGGATCAACAAGAAGTAATCTTACAGAAGTATACAACGGAACTAATTGGATCACAGGTGCTAATATGAACGTCATTAAAGCTTATCAAGCAGGAGCAGGTGGATCAACTGCTGGTGTTGTAGCATTTGGAGCTGTTCCTGGAGGTCTTACAAATACTTCAGAGGAATGGAATTCACCAGCATCGGTAACACAAACAATTACAACATCTTAATAAGGAGGAAACTATGGCAAAAACAAAACAATACTGTGTAGCAGAAAATTGGGGTAAAGGATTCATTGAACATTCTGAATCTTCTAGAATCGCGTTTAGAGGCTATCCTGGTAATGTTTGGCAAGTTCCAGCATATGACAAAGGTGCAAATCTTTGGATTAATAAAGTGTTAGGAACTGTTAAAACGTTAGCAGAAGCACAAGCAATTGTTGACGCTGAGGTCACTGCAGATCAAACTGCATGGGACGCTTTACCTGATGCTGAAAAAGCACCAGCTGTAGAGGGTAACACAAGACCCGCTGATATAACATTAGAGGAATAAAAAATTTAAATGGCTACGTACAAAGACATACATGGATTTAAAATACAGAATGTGAGTTCTGATCCACCTACTTCTGTCGCTGGAGATTTGTGGTATAATTCTACGTCTGGAGATTTAAAAGTAAATTTAGGAACTCCTGTAGGTGCTTGGTCTACAGGTGGAAGTTTAAATACTGCAAGAAGAACTTTAGGAGGAGCAGGAACTCAAACAGCAGCACTTGCTTTTGGAGGTAATACTCCTCCTCACACAGCCATAACAGAATCTTACAATGGATCTTCTTGGACTGAAGTTAATGATTTAAATACCCCAAGAGGTTATTTAGCAGGATCTGGAGTAAATAACACTGCTTGTTTAGCTTTTGGTGGTTCTCCACCAACAACAGCTATAACAGAAAATTGGAATGGAAGTAACTGGACTGAAGTCAATGATTTAAATACGGCAAGATCTAACCTATCAGGAATTGGAAGTAACACAGCAGCTTTAGCTTTTGGTGGTACTGCTGAAACAGCAGATACAGAATTATGGAATGGAAGTAATTGGACTGAAGTAAATAATTTGGGTCAAGCAAGATATAAAATGGCAGCAGCTGGAACATCAACAGCAGCTGTAACTGCTGGTGGAAACTCTGACTCCGCTGGTAATGAATTAACTTTAACAGAAGTATGGAATGGAACTAACTGGACTGAAGTAAATAATTTAAATTCTGGAAGAGCTTCAGCTGGAGGATCAGTAATTGGTACTACAACAGCAGCTTTAATTTTTGGTGGTAGACTTGCTCCCGCTGTTACAGGTTTATCAGAATCTTGGAATGGAACTAACTGGACTGAGGTCGGAGATTTAAATGTTGCTAGAAGTAGACTGGGGGGAGCTGGAAATGACTCAGCAGCTTTAGCTTTTGGAGGAGCACTACCATCTCACTCAGCAGCAACAGAAGAATGGAATCTTAGTGGAGGAGTATCAACAATAGACGCGAGTTAAAATATTATGGCAACATACAAAGAAATAAACGGAACAAACATACAAGTAGTATCTTCAGATCCATCGAATCCTCTTGAAGGACAACTTTGGTATAATACTAGTTCAAACAAAGTAAAAGGATTTATAGTTAGCCCTGGATCATGGGCAACGGGTGGAAGTTTAAATACTGCAAGACGTGATATTTGTGGTTGTGGTACACAAACAGCTGCTTTAGGTGCTGCAGGATATGACGGAGTATCTAGACCCGCTCCACAATATGGTCTTTCTAAAGAAACAGAATCATATAATGGAACATCTTGGACTGAAGTTAACGATTTAGGTCTTGCTAGATATAGAGCCGCTATGGGAGGATCAAGCACTTCTTCAATATTGTTTGGTGGCACTGAACCAGGAGAATCACCAAGTTACCTTACAAGAACAGATAAATGGAATGGAACAAATTGGACTACTGTAAATTCTATGAATACAGGTCGACAGTATTTAGGTGGATTTGGAGCATCAAGCACTGCTGTTATTGCTTATGGTGGAAATCCAGGTACCCCACCAGATGCTAGTGACACAGTAGAATCATATAACGGAACTAACTGGACAACTGTAAATTCTATGGGTACTCGTAGATTTAGATGTAATGGTGGTGCTGGAACTCAAACAGCAGGTTTTGTAGTTGCTGGAAACTCTGAACCATCGGTTACATCTAATTGTGAATTATGGAATGGTACTAACTGGACAGAAACTACTAATTTACCTGGTACTGCTCGATTTAATAGCACAACAGGACTTCAAACGTCTGCGATAACTTTTGGTGGTTCAGCACCACAGCCTTTTGGCGGCGCAGATACAGCCACTTGGGATGGAAGTGCATGGACGACTGTTGGAGATATGAATGAAGGTAGATCAACTATGGGTCAAGCAGGGGCAAATAATACTGCAGCACTTGCTTTTGGTGGTGTTTCTCCACCACCTATTTCATCAGCAACTGAAGAATTTAACTCAGGCCCAGCAACAGTTACACTGACTACTTCATAAGACTTGTAATATATTTTAGATAATATATATAAGAGAGAAACATAAAGGATAAAGAAATGACAGATAAAAAAGACGTAAAAGATATTATACAAAAAGAGGAAACTCATTTAAATAATTTATTAGAGCAACAAGACCTTACCGATTTTAAAGGTATGGTAGAAGAACTTAGAGACACTTGGAACAAAAAACAAGTATTTAGAACAGAGACAGAAGCTAGATTTTCTGTATTACAAGACAATAGATACCCAACTAAAGCTGCAAAATACTGGCAGTGTGTTAGGGAACAATCATCTTACTTAGATAACTTAATGACTTTATCATTTGACTATAGAAGAAATGAAGCAAAAATTAAATGGTTAGAAAATAAAATAAAAATTGATAAAGAAGCAGATGATTATAAAAGAACTAAATATGAAATAGACTTAGATGAATGTAAATTTACTAAAGCTTCTATGGAAAAAGTTGCTAAACATCGAATGAGAGAAATTAAGATGTGGTCTAAATTAAAAAGTGAATTTAATGATGGATCATTTAATGATAAAGATGTTAACGACCATCAGTTAGAATCTTACGGTAGACAATATCATGAAAAAGCTAAAACTTTAAATGAACACTCTGATCAAAATGAAGTATTCAATGTACTAGGTCAATTACAATCATTACAAAGAATTAAAAAATCAGGTGAATTAGAAAACAATACAGAAAAGAAAGAACAGCTAACTCAAAATGACAAACCAAGAACGGACTACCCGTAAGTTATTTTTTTTAGTCGCACAACCTAGATCTGGTAATACTTTGTTTGCAAGTATTATAAATCAAAATGCTGAAATAGCAGCTACTGCTAACTCTTTAACATTAGAGATAATAAAAGATTTATTTTTACTTAAACAAACAGATACATTTCAAAATTATCCTGATCACAAATCATTGGATAATGTATTAGACACTGTTTACGATAATTATTACAAAGATTGGCCACAAAGAATAATCATTGACCGTGGACCTGTAATGTTAAAAGGTAATTTTCAATTAATGCAAAAGCATTTTAAACATAGTTTTAAATGTATAGTAATACTTAGAGATTTAATGGATGTATTAGCTTCGTATATGCAATGGTACACAAAAAATCCTGATGCATTTCCTAATCGATATAATTGTAAAAATGATGAAGAAAAACTAATGATGATTATGAATAAAGATGGTGCTGTTGCAAAATCTTTAGAGGCTATAAAAAATAGTTTTAACTATCCTGAAATTTGTCATTATGTAAAGTATGACGATATAGTTACAAACCATGAACAAGAGTTTAGAAAAATATATCAATTTTTAGATGAACCTTATTTTAATCACAGATTTATTGATCTAGATCAAGTAAATGTTAATGGTTTATCTTATAATGATAAAATAGTTGGTAACAATATTCATAAACTATTTGATGGACCTGTTAGAAAAGTATATAACCCCTACATAGAAAAGATTCCAAAAAGTATAAAAGAAAGATATGGACACATTAAATTTTAAACCAACATTTTTAGGTCAATGTATTATTAAATACCAGGTACCTTTAGATATATTTACAAGTATCAATCAAATCTATGAACAAAATTATAATAGTCTTGCACCCGCTAACGGACAGTTAGTTGGTAAGATAGAAAAAGAACACTCTTTATTATATCATGGTGAAGATCAAACAAAAATGAAAAACCATAACTTTCTGCCTAAAAATGTAACAGATTATTTTATGCAAGTGTTCAATCATTATTTAAATTTTAATGCTATACGAGATTATAACACTCATTTAAATTCTGTATGGGTTAATGAAATGAAACAACATGAATACAATCCAACTCATATTCATAGAGGAACATTGTTTACGGGATTATCGAGTGTAATGATTTTAAAAATACCTTCAACATATGGTAAAGAATATTCTGCAGAACACATTCAACAAAATGGTAGACTACAAATATTAGGTGCAGCTAATGGTCAGTTTGCTAAAATAGACTATCAACCACCTATGAATCTTAGAGATTTTTATATATTTCCCTATGATATGAGACATTGTGTATATCCATTTAATGGAACTGATGAGACAAGACGAACTCTCGCTGCAAACTGTGATGTAGATTTTGATCCTGTTAGAAATAGAGGAGCTAACTAATGGATAAACAATATTACATAGACAATCACATAGGTCTGTTTAAAAATTTTATGTCAAATCAATTAATAAATCATTATTTAGAATATTATTCTAATTGTGAAAAACAAGGTGCAGTATATCCAAGATGTGAAGATGAAACGTTAGTATCAGATAATGCAATAGATACTATAAGACAAGGAGGACTTAATGTTGCTATGACGTACAGCAATAAACCTTTTATAGATTTATTTTTTAAAGAAGTCTATCCTTTGTATACACAAAAATATTCTTATTTAAAAAAAATAGCCACACATAATATTCTTGAAGTTAAAATACAAAGAACCAGAGTCGGTGAAGGGTATCACACTTGGCACTGTGAAAATGCTCAAATGAAAGCTAGAAATAGAATACTAGCTTTTATGGTGTATCTTAATGATGTAACAGAAGGTGGAGAGACAGAATTTCTATATCAGAAGTGTCGTTTTAAACCTGAGAAAAATACATTGTTAGTTTGGCCTGCACAATTTACACACGTTCATAGAGGCAACCCACCTTTGTCGAATGATAAATATATAATAACAGGATGGGTAGAATACGGATATTAATATGATAACAGAGCCACGTTGGAAATCTTATATGATAGAAACAACTTCACCAATCTTTACACCCGAACAATGTAAAATGATTATTCAAGCAGGCCGTGCAGAACCTAGAAATGATGCTCAAGTTGGAAGTAAACTAGGTATTAAAGGTGGTATAATAGATACTAATACTAGAACGTCACATATTAGTTGGATACCATTTAAAAAAATGGCTGATATGTACAAAGATATAGATAAAATAATGCAAGCTACTAATCGCAATCATTTTGGTTTTGATGGAATGACAATAAATGAAATGGCGCAGTATACTGAATATCCAGAAGGCGGGTTTTATGAATGGCATGTAGATAATGATGTGGATATGAAACACGAACCTCCTGTTAGAAAAATATCTATGACACTACTACTTTCACCTGAATCAGAGTTTGAAGGTGGAGATTTAGAATTAATGAGTGAAGGTAAAGTTGCTAAACTAAA